CTACCGTGGTCGAAGGCTCTCAGGGCTCAATCCTTGTTCCACCTCCCCAGCGCCAGCCGCCCGCGCAGATCGAGGCGGGATTCACTGAGTTCGTCCAAGGCATGCGGACCAATCTCCTGGCTGTCGCCGGCATGCCCAACGAGCCGGGCGCCGACAAGCAGGGTCAGGTCGTCTCCGGAATCGCGCTCGACAAACGCCAGCTACTCTCAGACCAATCGCATGTGCAGTACGCCAAGGGCACCACGTGGGCTATCGCGCAATGCTGGCGTGTCATGGTCGAATGGATTCCGCATTATTTCAACGATCCCGGCCGCGTGCAGCGGATCATCGGCGAGGACTCGACGCCGAAGCTCGTCACGCTTCGCGCAGCCGATCCCAACGATCCATTGGGCAAGGTGCTGAACGACCTCTCTGTGGGCCGCTATGACGTGGTCATGGACACGGGTCCGAGCTTCGAGACCAAGCGCCAGGAGGGCGCTGAGAACCTGCTCGAGATGCTGAAGATTCAGGCATTGGCCGAGATCATTGCCAAGACTGCTCCAGATCTCGTCTTCCGTTCGATCGACCATCCGTACATGCAGCAATTGGCCGATCGTCTCATGGCGCAGACGCCTGACGGGCTCAAGCAGATCCTGGAGCAGTTGCCCGATCGCGCGCGCAACATCGTTCTGGCGCTCTCGAAAGAGAACGCGAACCTCCAGCAGGCGCTCCAGCAGGCTCAAGTCGAACTCAAGCAAGGTGTTGCCAAGGCGCATCTACAGGCGGCAACAAAAGCGCATGACACCGAAGTGCGCGCCGAGACTGCTCGCCACGATACGCAGGTGAGAGCCGAAACCGCACGCTTCGATACTGCTGTCCGCGCCCATACCGCGCTCGCGGTGGAAGAGATCAAGGCGGGCGCCTCCCTCATGAACACCCATACGGAAGCGAAATACCACAAGGAAGAGGCTGAACGAATGATCGAACACGCCCAAACGGCGGAGAGCACTACATGACGACCGTGGTTCTGAACAGTGCAGCTGAAATCGAGCGATTGACCACCGGGAAAGCGCCTGAAAGGCCGGAAATCGAGGCGGACAATGCGAAACAGCGCACGGCAGCCGAGAGCAAAGCTTCAAAGCCGACTGACAAACCGACTACTGATGCCAGAGCAGGCGACAAAACTTCTGCTGCGAAGGTGGAAGGAGACGATCAAGACGATGTCGAGGGCGAAGATGGCCTGACACCGCGCCAGAAACGTGAATTCTCGGCCCAGATGCTGAAAAGCATCGGTAAGAAGCACCGCGAAAAGCTCGAGGCGGAGGAGTTCGCAGCGGATCAGTACAACCGAGCCCGTCTCGCCGAGCAGCGGGCCGAAAACCTTGAGCGGCAGTTGGAGGAATTGCGAAAACAGCCCGCAGCGAAGGTCGAAGAGCCCAAAGAGCCGAGGCGCGAGGACTTCGAGACCCAAGAAGCCTACGAAGATGCGCGTATCGACTGGCGGGCGGAGCAGAAATTCAAACAGAAGCAGGCCGAGGTGGCCGCGCAGCGGGAGCAGGAGCGCCAGGCCGAGGTGATCCGCGCCGCGACTGAGCGCCTGCAGAAGGCAGCCGAGCTGGTTCCTGACTTCCAGGAGGTAACAGAGGCGGCGGAACTACGTGTGCCTGGTCATATCGCCGGTTACATGCAGGAGTCGGAGTTGTTTGCCGAGCTTGGCTATCACTTCGCCAAGCATCCTGACGTGATGGAGAAGTTAGCTAAGCTTTCTCCCGCAAAAGCCCTAGTTGAAGTTGGAAAAATTGAGAGTACACTCAAGCCATTCTCGAAGGACGGTGCTGCAACCTCTTCTGAGAAAGCTTCCAACGGCACTACGCCGAGCTCCAAAACGGAATCCGCCTCCCAAACTGCAGCGAATGGGAATGGCGCAGGTCCGACCCAGACGGAATCCAGCCCATCGGCTGCAGGTCCGAGCCCAAAGTCCCGCGCTCCGGTGATCAGGCCGTTGGGGTCGGACAGCGTTTCCCAAGTCGAGAAAGACCCGAGTCAGATGACGACTCGAGAGGTCATCGAGAAGTGGAAGCGTGATAACCCACGCACCAACCTAGGCTTGCGCAAGCGACATTAGCTTGTAGCCCTGCCGTAGCGCGGAAACCCCAGGTTTCCGTTTGGAGCTACGGCATTGGCCAACCAACTTCTGACGATCAGTATGATCACGAACCGGGCGCTCCCGGTTCTGGCGAACAAGTGCATCCTGGTCGATAAATTTAACCGGCAATTCGACCGGGAATTCGGTGTCAAGGGCCGCAAGATTGGCGGTACAGCAAACGTCCGCTTGCCGCCCCGGTACCTGGGTACCTTCGGTCCCGCACTGAACGTGGAGCCCTCCACCGAGAACTATGTTCCGGTGTCGATCCTCTATCAGTTCCACGTTGACATCCAGTTCAACACGATCAACATGTTGCTGGATATCGACGAGTTCGAGCGCCGGTTCATCCATCCGGCTTGTAAAGCGGTGGCGAACCGCTGGGACTCGGATGGCGCGTACTTCGCGCTCCAGAACACGGCCAACCGCGGCGGCACACCCGGAACGACCCCGACTGCCTTCAAAGCTTTCTCGGACGCGCGCGCAACGCTGGTGTCCGAAGGCCTGATGGGGCTCGAGGAAGTCGATCCGGTCGCAGTGCTCCATCCATTGGCCTCGTCCTCGATGGCCGATGCGCTGAAAGGGTTGTTCAATCCCCAGGCCCGTATCAGCGATTTGTATGAAACCGGCATGGTGGCGGCAAAGACGGCCGGCGCCGACTGGTTCGAGGATCCGAACATCGCCATGATGACGACCGGTACGCTCACCGGTACGCCCGTCCTGGCGGGTGCCACGTCTCCCACCGGTGGCACCGCATTGCTCACTTCCGGATGGGCGCAGACCGGCACGCTGGAGATTTCCGGCCTTACCAATACGGCTGCGCAGTGCTATGTCGGCGACACGCTGACAATCAAGGGCGTCTATCCGGTCAATCCGCAGAGCCGCGGGCAGTACGGTCAGAATCTGAAACAGTTTGTAGTGCTTCCCCCAGGTGGCTATGCCCAGATGGTGGGTGTGGCAGCCCCGGGTGGTCCGCAGTTCGCTGCGGCGACACTCAATCACGGCACCTTCAATGCCACGACCGGCCTTTATACCTCGAACGGTTCGGGCCTGCTGACTGTGACAGTCGGCGAATGCGTGATCTCGGGCGGTCAGTTCCAGAACGTCAGTGCCGCACCCGTCTCGCCCTATACCGTCACAATCAATGGCGGTGCGGCCTCGGCAACAGCCTCCACTGAGAACCTCTACTTCCACCGCGATGCCTTTGCGATGGCGGTCGTGGACCTGCCGTTGCCTCGTACAGCGGTGGAGGCGGAGCGCGCCGAGGACGAGGACTTGGGTCTGTCTCTGCGCATTGTGACCCAATACACGATCAACAACGACGCGGAGCCGACTCGTATCGATGTGGCGTACGGATTCGCCAGTCTCTACCGATCGATGGCCTACCGGATCAGCGGTTAAGGAGCCGACATGTCGAACCCTTCAGTGACCAACGTTGACGGCTCTAATCCTGGACCGAATGTCGTCAGTCTTCCGGACACGACCCAAAGCCCAGTCGGTAATGTCTGGAAGATTGCCAACTTCACCGTGACGCTCTCGCCGGCATCAGTCGCCAATGCGACCTCGGCGGAGCAGACGTTCACTGTGACGGGCTTGGTCACCACAGACTTCGTGTTTGTGAACAAGCCCACCGCCCAGGCGGGTTTGGGTATCGTGGGTGCCCGAGTGAGTGCCGCCGGTGTGCTGGCGCTCACGTTCGGAAACTTCACGGCTGCGACGATCACGCCGACCGCGAGCGAGGCTTACACGGTGTTCGTGGCGCGCGTGCAGCCCAACTGGACGGCACCGTCGTCCGGATCGGCGATCGACTGGTAATGGACCAGAGCGTCTTCATCGCAACCCCCACTTACGACGAGTGGGTATCGATCGAGCACGATGCCAGCTTGCTCGAGACCGGTATTCGTCTCACGCAGGCCGGCATCGGCGTCTATCGCGCGGTGAATCCCGGCAATCCCTTCCTGGATCTCTCGCGTAACGAGCTGGTGGAGAAGTTCCTCGCGACGGATGCCACAGATTTGCTGTTCGTCGATGCCGATGTGGGTTGGGACGCCAAGGTTGTAACCCGGCTCCTGTCCTACAAGCAGGAGATTGTCGGCGGGTTGGTCCCGAAGCGGGATGCCACCAGCGACAGTTCTTTCCATCAGAACGCACTCACAGGCGGGATGTCACCGGAAGGGCTATTCCAGTGCAAGGAACTGCCCACGGCCTTCATGCGCATCAAGCGCTCGGTGTTTGCGAAGCTCCAAAAGCCGTATTTCAGGATCGGCTCGAACCCGAAGGATTTCGGCGAAGACATTTACTTCTGCCGGCGCTGGTGCGAGTTGGGTGAGCACCTTTGGATCGATTCGGACATCAACTTTTCGCATCGCGGCGGCAAGGCCTGGCGCGGAAATTTCTTCGAACATTGCATGAAAACCGGTCTGCTGAAGACCAGTGAGGCGGCGTAATGCCTTCCAATGACGTCATTCGCGGCAACATTCAGTACTCGGTCATTCTGAATGTAACGCTCTCGCCCGCTTCTGTGGCCAATGCAACGGCGGCTGAGCAGACCTTCACGGTGACCGGGGTGCAAACCGGTGACTTCGTAAATGTCAGCAAGCCGACCACGCAGGCGGGTTTGGGGATTGTGAATTCCCGCATTTCAGCCGCCAACACATTGGCGATCACATTCATGAACACGACCGCCGCGACGATCACACCGACCGCCAGTGAGGTGTACCAGATCGCGATCGACCGACCCTTTATCAATCCGCCGAGTTCGTTCTGATGGCCATTGCCTCAGGTCCTCGATCGAACACGCTCTACATCGGGCTTTCGAGCGATCCGAAGCCCACGGGCGTATCCATCGAGTTCTCGGCGCAGTTCTACGAGTACGACACCGGCAAGACCTATCTTTGGACCGGATCTGCTCGACAAGCGCCGGACCAGGGGCAATGGATTGAGTATCTGCCGATGTTCCCTGCTTTCATCGACCCCACCACCGCGATGACCCCTCAGATTTGAAGAGGATGACTGCATGTTAATTCAGACACTCACCGGCGCCCAAAGCACGTCCGATGGCGCCATCATCCAGGCACGCGCGGGCAAGCAGGGCGATACGATCGTTTCCGAGCTCCACGGCCGGTATTACGAGACCACCTACCGCGGCAAGGGCTTCAATGTGGCCTCTCAGGCGGTCGCCACTACCACTGTGGGATTGGCCACGACCTACACCGGTCTGTGTCTGGCGAATCCAACCAAGTCGAACGTCAATCTCGTGCTCAACAAGTGCACGATGATGCAATCGGTCATCCAATCGACTCAGGTTGAGGCCTTCGCGATCGCATATGGCTTCAACTCGACGACCGAAGTGACCCTGACCGTGGCGGCTACGCCCCAATCGAATATCATCGGTTCGGGTGCCGTCTCGGCTGCCAAGGCAGCCACTTCAGCGACTTTGCCGACCGCGCCGCTCTACGGCACGTTCCTGACCAATACCGCCACTGCCACACAGAACGCGCCCGGCGACTGGATCGACCTCGAGGGTTCTATCATCCTGCCTCCGGGCGCTTATGCCTGCTGGGTGACCCCAGCGCAGGCCTCGGTGGCTGGGATGTGGTTCTCCTTCTCGTGGGAAGAAGTTCCGCTGTGATATGCCCACGATGCCCAATGTGGTGGGACTTGAACTTCCGGCCGCCCAACTAGCGCTCCAAAGCGCTGGAGTGTTGGTACTCAGTTCTATCGGCTACTTCGGCACCTGGCCGATTACCGTGAGTTGGAAGAGTTCGACCAAGCCGCCGAGCACGATCACGGCTCAGTCACCTTCATCCGGAACGACCGTCGCGGCCAATACCGCAGTGACATTGACTGCGGCTGAATATCCCTTTGCGGTGGCCTATCCATGACAACGGCACTCGACTTGATCAAAGGCGCGCTCCGTCGCATCAACTCCTATCAATCCGGCGAGCAGATCGCCGCTCCCGATGAGCAGGATTGTCTCGATACCCTGAATGATCTCCTCGACTCCTTGAGCACGGATAAGCAGCTCAACTTCGGTTCGAACGAGAACATCCTCACTTGGACAGCCGGCAAGACGCAATACAAGATCGGCAATCCGACGAATACGTCTCTAGGCCTGCCTGGATTCACCGGAACCGCAACAAGCGGTTCGAATGTCCTGACTAGCGTGACGAATATCCCGTCCGGCCTTGTGGCCGGAACGAGCCTTTCGGCGGTGGGCGCAGGCTCAACGATCACGGATTCGCAGAGCGTGATTCCTGCCGGGACTTACGTGACCGCGATCGGAGCCAACACTGTCACTTTGAGCGCGAATGCCACCGCAAACTCCCAAGGATCGGATGCACTCACTTACACTTTGCCGGGTGACTTTCCCATCGCCCGACCGCTTCGGATCACTTCCGGCTTCACGCGCTTCAATGCGCTCGACTTCGATTTGGATGTGTACGCCTCGCAGCAGGAATACACCGATATCCTCTACAAGGCTCAGCCGGGTCCGTGGCCAACAATCGCCTGGTACAACAACCAATTCCCTTATGGAATTCTGAATGTTTATCAGGCGCCGGGAAACAGCGCCGAAGTTCATCTTTTCACAGACACGATCCTCCAGAACCTGACGCTCAATCAGACCATTGTCATGCCGCAGGGCTATTCTCGCGCTTTCAAATGGCTCCTGGCACGGGAAATCTGGGTTGAGTATGTCAGTGCGGTGACGGTTCCTTTGATGCTGGAAAAGTTGGCAAACGAGGCGCTCGCAACCATCAAGGCATTGAATGCCAAGCCGGCTGAACGGGCAAAGTACGACCGCGCGTTGGTACGTGGCAATCGTGCAGACGGCGGCTACGTGTTACATGGCGGCTATAAATGATATGGCGCTGGATATCTTCGGTGATTTCAGCTTTGTAGGTGGGGATAACACTCTAGCCAATCCCTTTCAGGATCGGCAAGCCTGCATCAATTGGTACGTTGAAGCATCTCCCTCGAAAGCCTCCAAGACCGTTACGTCACTCCTCAGTTGCCCCGGACTGATCCAACTGGCCGCAGCTCCAGGAGGAGGAGCGCCGGGATTCTCAACCTCAATGACGGCATGGCCGCAGCCGTATTCAGGACCATTCCTGCCAGTGCGCGGAATGTGGGTATTGCCGGGTCAAACTCAGGCACTTGTCGTTATTTCGAACGTTTGCTATCTCGTGACGATTGTCAGCTATGGCAGCGCGACGACGACAGGGGCGATCAATCTCACATCCATAGGAACACTCGCAACCTCTTCAGGCCCAGTCGGTATTCGAGACAATGGTAGCGGCGGTTATGCCATCATCGTGGATGGGCCGAATTACTATTTCTATAACACCACAACACAAGTCTTCACTCAGGGAACAGATCCGGCATGGCTGGGGTCCAATAGTGTGGCCTATATCGATGGTTGGTGGATTTTCAACCGTCCTGGCACATCAGTTTTCTATACCAACGCGGCGCCCTATTCGACGGCTTTCAATGCCTCGCTCTTCAATCTGAAGGATGCATTCTCAGACAAGCTCATGGCTGTTCGAGAAAGCAAGGAGGAACTGTGGTTGCCTGGAGAGAAGACGACAGAGATCTGGTACAACGGGGGCGGTCAATATTTTCCGTTTCAACGACTGGTCGGTACATTGTTGCAGGTGGGCTGCAAGGCTGCAGCATCCATTGCCCGTTTTTCCTCGGCAGGTCAGGAAGGACTTGTTTGGCTTGGTCGATCATCGGACCAAGGTGAAAACATTATTGTTCGTACGCGCGGGCTCAACATTGAAGTGATTTCGACGCCTGCGATCTCCGATGCAATTGCCCAGTATTCCACTACTGCAGATGCCGTGGGGTACACATATCAGGAGGATACGCATGAGTTCTACGTCCTAAACTTCCCGACAGCTGATCGGACGTGGGTCTACGATGGGACGCTACCTCCTGATCTCGCCTGGCATCAGCGGTTGTCCTATGACCCCTACGCGCAGCTTTTCCACCGTCATCGCTCCAATTGCTACATGAACTTTGCGGGTATGCGCATTGTCGGCGACTACCAGAACGGCGCCCTCTACCAGATGACGCGCATGGCGCAAAACGATGCGGGTTGGCCAATGCTCGCTCGTCGGCGTGCTCCACACATCTGGGACAAGGAGACTCGCGGTCGCACATTCACGCAATCGCTCCAAGTCGATTTCTCCCCGGGTCAAGGGCAATCCTCCGGTCTCGGAGCGAATCCGCAAGCCTATCTGACGCTCTCGCGTGATGGAGGTGCATCACTGGGGTCTGTCTACTCAGGCGGTCCTGTAGGCAATCCAGCGCCTATGGGAGCCATCGGTCAGACCCGCAATCGCACGATGTGGCGCAAGTTGGGATGGGCGCGAGATACGGTGCCCCAGTTGGATGTCATTGCGCCAGTCAACCGGGATATCTCGGGTGCGACGCTTCGTGCTCATGGTGAGCTATGAGCTTATTACCTGGACAAATCCTCCCACCTTCCGCCCCTTTTGGTCGTATCAATGAAGACGGGACCGTTACCATCGAGACCAATTGGTGGCTGTTGATTTATAATCTGTGTAATCAATCCCTCGGTGGACAAGGGGGACTTCCTGCTTCAGCGCTGGAGTCTGTTGAGACGACAGACTTCGATATCTCGACAACCGATGTACCCGCTTTGACGCGTCAGATCGCCAATCTGAGCGCTCAATTGCCCGAAAGTGAAGTGGTTCCGGCTCTTTTGAGCGTAATCAACTCATTGGTTCTAGCACTCAATGCGGCTGATGCGGAAGTTCCGATTGGATCGCTGCCGGCAACCAACGGGGGCACAGGTCAGACTCAATACACAATTGGTGATCTGCTCTATTCAGGAATTGCAAATGCCTTGGCCCGTCTGGCCGGGAATATCACTACAACGAAGAAGTTCTTGACGCAAACTGGATCAGGAAGCGCCAGTGCAGCGCCAGCCTGGAGCACGATTTCAGCGAGTGATCTTCCGGGCACATTTGCAGGCTTTGCTAATCCAACCGCGAGCGTCGGACTATCTGCAGTTAATGGATCAGCTGCAACTGCGATGCGCTCAGACGCCGCGCCTCCAATAGATCAAACTATTACACCAACATGGACTTCTCTGCATATCTTTAACGCAAATATCAGCGTTAATGGATCGACCATCACGGGCGTTGCAAATCCGTCTGGTACTGTGGGACTTACCGCCGTCAATGGCACGGCGACAACATTGATGCGTTCCGATGCTGCTCCTGCATTGTCCCAGGCGATTAGCCCAACTTGGTCTGGCACGCATATCTTCTCAAACGCGATCACGGTCAACGGTGGCGGCAGCTCTCTGAAGGGCGGAGTGACGATTGCTGCTCCAGCGAGCGGTGTGGCATTGACGGCCAATGGCGTGGGAAGTTCATATGCGGGGATCTTTACTGCCGGGGGCACCGCGGGTACTCAGAAAGGCCTATCTGCTGTCACCACGACTCAGAACGCCGCTGACAAGATTTTCAATGTCAATAACTCTCTATCAAACCTTTGCGACATTTTTGGAGACGGGCATGGCGATCTAGGTCCAAACCTCAGTTGGACGGTCGCAGGGAATTGGTCTATAGGCGCGCCTACCAGCGGAGATGCTGCCACGATTGCGAATGTAGCGGGCGCCAATGCCCTCGCAATCAATGGGAACTCGGCCGGAACCGCTGTCGTTCGAGTGAATACTCAAGCCACTACAGGGGCGCAGACGGCAAGCTTTGCTGCCACTAATAAGCCGGGAGCTGCCAATGGGAGTCCCCAGAAATGGTGGCCGATCAATGCCGATGGGACAACCTACTACATTCCTCTTTTTAGCTAAGGTTTGCTTATGACAACTGTCACCATCGTCCAACTGGTTGCACCGACTCAACTTGGCAATAGCGATGCTTCGGTTTACACTGCCCCTACACAGACGACGGCCAAAATTGGCCGGGTGGTGTTCTGCAACACCTCTGTGAGTGCGACCACGATCACAGCCGGCATCACGACCGGCGGAGCACTCGGAGCGTCTACTACCTTGATTTCCGCTCGATCTATCGCCCCTGGGGAATCCTATGTGAGTCCAGAGCTTGCAGGACAGGTCATTCCGGCAGGCTCACAGCTCCATGCCTATGCGGGGGCTGCAACTTCCGTCACCCTCGCC